TTGTAGCCGCTGTGAGACCCTCCGATACCTTGGCTACTAGAGCAGCGATGGGGTTGATTGGCAAACTCATTGTGTTTATTTCTCCGTTTAGTCTATTTATTCTTGACAAAATGTGCTATTATATTAAGTAATAGGAGAACCTTAACTAATGACAATTACAACAATACCTAAGATAAAGTATCTAACAAACAAAGATCTACTCAAAGAAATACACCTAAGCAAAAATACCTACTGCACTTTTTCGCAGCCCGAATATTCAGATTATGATCTAATAATCCCAAACTTAGAAAAGATCAATATAAGAACCATCGCAGAAGCCAAACGAAACCGAGCATCTAAGCTGTCAAAAAAAGCACACGAAGCCGCTGTTATTGCTGGAGGCAAAAAACTAAGTGCCAAAGAGTTTGAAATAGATTATAAAAAAATCAATAAAGTTGATGTGGTTTTCCGTGTAATGACTTTTGAACATATTCCGTTGGCTCCTGGTCGCAAGAAGACTCTAAAAAATACTGCTGACAGCCACGACAAAGTAAACTTTCCTCCTTTCCAACATTGGAAGTTTGACGACAACGATAATTTAATTCTGGTTGGAAAAAGCCATTGGAAAGGCGACTTACATACTGGCACATTTAACAAAGAGCACGGTCAGATGACTAATAATCTAGCCCGTATGTTTATCAAGTTGTGTGAGCGATATGCCACTAGAGGCAACGTCCGTGGTTATACTTACAACGACGAAATGCGAGGGCAGGCAATTTTACAGCTTACTCAAATTGGTTTACAATTCGATGAGAGTAAATCCGATAATCCGTTTGCTTACTATACTGCTGCTGTCACTAATTCATTTGTTAGAATTATTAATATTGAGAAGCGCAATCAAAACATTCGAGACGACATTCTCGAAATGAACGGCATGAATCCATCTTGGTCAAGACAGAACAGCGGCCCTGGAGGCGGTGGTGCTACTATTTCGGCTACTCCTACGATTGAAGACAATGAATAGTTGACATTGCATCTTTAAACCTGTATACTAATAATAGGAGATACTATGTCATTGTTTAAAAAAGTCGCTTGCTTTACAGATATCCACTTTGGATTGAAGTCTGGTAGCCGAACCCATAATCAAGATTGCGAAGATTTTGTAAAATGGTTTTGTGATACTGCCAAAGCGCAGGGTTGCGAAACTGCGATCTTCCTTGGAGATTGGCACCACAATCGTTCAACCACTGATGTCAGTACTATGAATTACACTGTCAGCAATTTAGAACGGCTTAGCCAATCATTTGAAAAAGTATATTTTATTCTAGGCAATCACGATCTGTTCTACAAAGACAAGCGAGAGATTAACTCCGTTGAGTTTATGCGCCTGTTTCCTAACATCATACCTATCAGAGAAACATTGACCGAAGGAGATGTAACAATCATGCCATGGTTAATCGGTGATGAGTGGAAGGAAGTGTCTAAATTAAAAAGCAGATACATCTTTGGACATTTTGAATTGCCATTGTTTTATATGAATGCTATGGTACAGATGCCAGACCACGGACAGTTGCAAGGAGATCATTTTGTAAATCAAGAGTATGTGTTTAGTGGACACTTTCATAAACGCCAAAGCAAAGGCAACATCACTTACATCGGTAATGCTTTCCCTCATAACTATGCAGATAGCGGTGATGACGATCGAGGCATGATGATATTAGAATGGGGTGGCAAACCCGAGTATCATACTTGGACCGATCAACCAGTATATCGAACTTTCAAACTTAGTCAGATCATCGATAAGCCAGATGCTCTGCTTCGAGAAAAGATGCATTGTCGAGTTACTATAGACTTGCCTATTACATTCGAAGAAGCAAACTTTATCAAAGAACAGTTTATTCCGCAATACAATCTTCGTGAACTAATGCTGATTCCCGAAAAAGTAGAAGTAGATTCAAATTTAACTCCGATAGATATCAATTTTGAAAGTGTTGATACTATCGTGATGAATCAAATCAATGCCATCGAAAGCGACAGCTATGACAAAGGTATGTTGTTGGAGATCTACAGAGAACTATGATAAAAATTAAGAATTTAACAGTACGCAATTTTATGAGCGTGGGTAATCAAACCCAGGCTATAGATTTCGATAAAGGACAATTGACCCTTGTGCTAGGCGAGAACTTGGACCTCGGTGGTGATGACAGCGGAGCTCGTAATGGTACAGGCAAGACTACTATCATCAACGGTCTCAGTTATGCCATTTACGGACAAGCACTTACTAATATCAAAAAAGACAATCTCATTAACAAGATCAACAGCAAAGGCATGCTATGTACTGTCAGCTTTGAAAAGGGCGGAGTCGACTATCATATCGAACGTGGTCGTAAACCCAATCTGCTTAAATTCAGCATTAACGGACAGACCCAGAGCAGTTTAGATCAAGACGAAAGCCAGGGCGACAGCAGAGAAACGCAGAAATCCATTGAAGAACTATTTGGTATGAGCCACGACATGTTCAAACATCTAGTTGCTTTGAATACCTATACTGAACCTTTCTTGTCGATGAAGGCTACTGATCAACGAAATATCATCGAACAGTTGTTAGGTATTACTCTGCTCAGCGAAAAAGCAGAATCTCTTAAAGAACAAATCAAGTTTTCCAAAGATTCTATTTCTACAGAAAACACAAGGATAGACACTATCAAAGCTGCTAATGATCGCATACAGCAGAGTATCGAATCATTAGAGCGTAAAAAGAAAATCTGGGAAGATCAAAAAGAAAAATCCATCGAGGATCTGCTTAAAAATATCGATTATCTCAGCGATATTGATATCGACCAAGAAATCACTAACCAACGACTGTTAACAGAGTGGAATAAAACTAAAAAAGAACTCGATAGTGTGAATAATCTAATAGCTAAACAAACATCAGCTATAGAAAAAGAACAACGCACATTAGAAAAGTTAGAAAAAGAATTGGTGTTGCTGACTGAGCACAAATGCCATAGTTGTGGTCAAGACATTCACGATGTCAAACACGAATCGATGATGACCGCTAAGGCCCAGCAAGTGCAAGATAGTCAAAATGCTGTAGTCGAACTGTCTACTGAATTAACTGCTCTCACAGATTCTATTGTGTTAATAGGAGAACTAGGAAACTGTCCTAAAGTACATTATGCAAACATAGAAGAAGCATTGGATCATAAAAATACAGTAAGCGGACTTGAAAAAGATCTAGCTGTTAAAGATGCAGAAACAAACCCCTACAGCGAACAAATCGACGAACTTAAGAAAACAGCCGTACAAGAAATTGATTGGGATTCAGTGAATAACTTGACCAAGGTCAAGGATCATCAAGAATTTTTGTATAAACTATTGACTAATAAAGATAGCTTTGTACGAAAACGCATCATCGATCAAAACTTGGCGTTCTTAAATCAACGACTGACCTACTATCTTGACAAAATTGGTCTTCCACATATTGTAGAATTCCAGAATGATCTAAGTGTTATCATCACCCAACTAGGTCAAGACCTAGACTTTGACAACCTGAGTCGCGGAGAACGCAATAGGTTGATACTAAGTCTAAGCTGGGCATTCCGAGATGTATGGGAAAATCTGTATCAGCCTATAAATCTGTTGTTTATCGACGAACTAGTAGACAGCGGTATGGATGCTAGCGGGGTTGAATCTAGTATAGCTGTGCTTAAAAAGATGACTCGTGAGAGAAATAAGAATGTTTTCTTAATTAGTCATCGAGACGATTTAACAAGTCGTGTAAATCACGTGCTTAAAGTTATTAAAGAGAACGGATTTACCAGCTATTCAACTGACGTAGAAATTATAGAATGAGTACAGACAGCCACGATAAAATGATTGCTGCTTTCCAGGAATATTTTAAGTGGCAAACGAGATTTGAATACAGTAATTCCGACGAAGCAGGCATAAAGGCAAGGTATTGGCTAAGTGAAATACGCAACGAGGCAAGTAACAGGCGAGTAGAAATACAAGAAAAACGAGAGGCACGAAAAATAGCCAGAAAAGGCAAGTTAGGCAGACCCCCGAAGGTAATTAAATGAGTGCAATGGACGTATCAAAATCAAATAATAGACGAAATACCAGAAGGCTATATTGGCTTTGTTTATATAATCACGAATAAAACCACCGGACAGAAGTACATAGGCAAGAAACTAGCACAGTTTAAACGCACCAAACCCCCACTCAAAGGCAAAAAACTTAAAAGAAGAAGTGTAGTAGAAAGCGATTGGCGTGAATACTATGGTTCATCTGATAGGTTAAACG